ATGAGTAAAGCTAATAAATCATTGTACTTTTATTTAATGCTCTTTTTTTCAACGACGCTTGTAGGGGCTATCTTACTTTATTTACCCTATACTGGTAAAAAACCTATAACCTTTATAGACGCTCTTTTTATTGCTTCTAGCGCTTTCACTGTTACGGGTTTATCTCCAGTTGATATAGGAGCCCAATTTAACCTACTTGGAGAAGTAGTTATATTATTATTAATACAAATCGGTGGGCTTGGTATTGTTACCGTAACAATGCTCATATTTGTGTTTTTAAATAAAAAGGTTTCACTGCAAAACAGATTTTTAATTATGGTCACATGGAATATAGATGAAGCTGGAGGAGTTGTCAAATTAATTAAGCATTTAGCGATTTATAGTTTTATTACAGAGTTGATAGGTGCATTTTGTTTAAGTCTATCATTTATACCTAAATTTGGAATTGGACAGGGATTATTCATAAGTTTATTTACTGCTGTATCAGCTTTTAATAATGCTGGTTTTGCCTTATTTAAAAATAATCTAATAGACTTTTCTAACGATCCAGTAGTTATTATTACTGTCCCCTTTTTAATAGTTCTAGGTGGATTAGGACATTTCGTACTTGTTGATTTGATTAACTGCAAAAAACTTAATAAGCTTTCATTTCATTCAAAAGTGGTACTTTCAACTACTTTTATTTTAATTATTTTTGGCGCTATATTATTCTTTTTATTAGAACAATCCAATACTTTAAATAATATGGGATTGATTGAAAAAATAGGTAATGCCTTATTTCAATCGGTAACGACAAGAACAGCCGGTTTCAATAGTATTGATATGGGAAATATTAAAACTCCTACCGCTTTATTATTAATGGCACTTATGTTTATTGGAGGAGCGCCTCTTAGTGCTGCTGGAGGTATTAAAGTAACGACATTTGCAATAGTTTTTATTTTTGTTTTAAATGCTATATGTAAAGAAAATACTGTCTCTTTATTTAATAGAGAAATATCTGACAAATATATTAAACTATCTATCGTGACAATTACCATTTCTATTATTTTCATATTCGCTATTACTTTTTTATTAACAATTATTAATCCAAGCATACCATTAGTTAAAATATTGTTTGAAGTTATATCCGCTTTTGGGACTGTTGGTTTGACTATGGATCTAACATCTGAATATAACGGCTTAACAGAACTAATTATCGTGATTGTTATGCTATTTGGTAAAGTGGGCTTATTGACTATGGCAAGAGCTTTTATTCCTACAAGAAGCCCTAGAAAATATCATTACTCAAAAGGACATATTCATATTTAATAACAAAGCCTCCTCTATGAAAAATAGAGAAGGCCTTTATTTATATCAAAAAGCAGAATGATTTCTTAGTAATATTAAAAGCATGGAGTGTAACTCCATTTTCTTCTATTATTCCTCAAATCTCCCTATATCATCAATAAACGTAGGTACAACTTTGTTCACATCAACCCTATCGTAAATAAGCCCAACGCTATCTATTCGGATAAATAAATATCCTATCATCATTTAATTTTATAGATGGTACTATGCGCCTATCTACACCGTTTCTTGCAATCATTAAGTTAAACGGTAGTATTACTCCTAAACCTTTTTGTGTTTTACTCAACGTATGCCACACTGCACACTCTTTATCATTCATAAGATCATCGTAATAGATGACGGAACATTTCTTTATCGCCATCGCTCTGTTATACATATCTTCAATGCTAATCATATTTAATTTATCAGCAGTATCACACATGGTTCTCAGTCCTCTAATGGTACATCATCAATAATCATTGTTCTGTTAGGGTGTTGCTCATGTAGTTCATCTAATGCTTTCCGTTTTTCTTCTTCCTCATCTTCCGGCCACTCACCTATATTAATGAAAATTGGTGTGTCCGTAGATAACTCTTTCTTGTCAATAAATAGCTTATGATACTTACCTAACATATCCCTAGCACGTAAACGGTCACTAGGCTTAATAGGTACTTCTACCATTTCTACATGTTCGTTATAAACTAGGTTCATTCTGTCAGTATCGGGATTGCGTTGAAACTCACCACGCTTAACAACGACCTCTCTCACTTCACTTTCATCACCTACTGCTGCATTGCTTAGGATATGAAGTAGTTCGTTAGCTGATAGTACGCCCTCATCAATCACTTTCTTACGTTGCTCTTCAATGTACTTAGCCACTTTTTCATTCTTTAGCAATCTACTACCTTGTACACTTGCAGTATGAGGACTATAACCAGCCTTAATTGCACTTTGTGTTACATTCAACGTCTTTAGGTATTCAGATATAAACTTTTCTTGTCTAGGGTTTAAATCACTCATGTTATCCCTCCTCTAATTTGTCTAATAAACTATTCAATAGTTGACGTATTCTTTCTCTACTTAACTCAAATATCTTTGCGATTTCATTTATAGATTTCCCTTCACATAGCAAGAAAAATATGTAGTATTCCCTTCTAGTCCCTACTGTATAAATTAACTGATCTAGTTCATTGAAGAACACTTGATTACTAGTATTCTCACTTAGTTCAAAGGGTTCGACTTCATCACTCAGTGAAAAGAAATCATCTATATTAGTATTATCATAGCTTACAACATTTGACGTTTTCTCTTTGTGATAGTCCATTATAAACCGTTTAATAGCTTGTTTATCGTATATCATGTAGCAACACTTACTTTATGCTTATAAGCGTATAAATCACGTTGTAAGCGTTCTATGAGGCTATAATCTATCGTTGAACCATTAGACTGCATATAATACATAATTTCCTTTTGCTCACTTGGCGTATATGATTTAATGACTTGTTTCAATTGCTGCATGTTCTTGTTCGATTTCATTTTGAAATGTTTTAACTTCTCTTTTTCACTTATAATATCAATCACTAACTTTTCTAGTGGGTAGGATATTGATACAACACCATACACCTCATTGGTAGTCATATGTGAGATATTTAAGTGATACATCATCTCTATTTGTATAGTGATGGCCTTAATCTTGGTATTAATAAATTTAGGGTTATATTCTGTTAGCAAAGTATATTCAGATATTTTAGTTTCATAATATGATAGNCATATAAAATTCTACTCTTGTATTTGTAACGATCAATATATATTTGTACGTATTCCTATTTCTCGCTGCATTAGAATACGTCTCTCAGCGTCTTTAAAAAATGTGTTTCGTCATGAATAATTACAGAATAATAAAATAAAATATGTTTATATTAATTTAAGCATGGGTGTAATAGATTAAGCTCATAAAATAAACTCTCCTCATTAGTCAATTGATTAATGAAGTTTTTTGTATATATATAAAAGAGACCAACCATTAAGGTTAGCCTCTTTTAACAATTACATATCCACGTATAGCTAAGGGCTTCATTTAATAAACTCTATAGGACAGCTGAGGCTTTATATTAGCCTCTGGAAATTATTATCTCTTTTTTTATAGATAATGTCTATTAAATAATTGTTAAAAGTTTTTATTAGTGTGTAAAGATGAATTTACAATGTATTTCTCACTGCAACACAGGACGCTTCTCAGTGTCTTATGATACAAAAAACCACCACTCACTATATTAGTGACGTTTAAAATGAAATATCTAACTTGTCCGTGTGCTAATCATTTACATTATCATTCTATGTTAAACTTCATTCTTTTTCTAATTAATTGTTATTCTATGGTTGTTATATTTTATATTCTATTTATGATATTATCTACTTATCAAAATAGAATATAAATATTGGAGTATAAATCATGAGTAAAGCTAATAAATCATTGTACTTTTATTTAATGCTCTTTTTTTCAACGACGCTTGTAGGGGCTATCTTACTTTATTTACCCTATACTGGTAAAAAACCTATAACCTTTATAGACGCTCTTTTTATTGCTTCTAGCGCTTTCACTGTTACGGGTTTATCTCCAGTTGATATAGGAGCCCAATTTAACCTACTTGGAGAAGTAGTTATATTATTATTAATACAAATCGGTGGGCTTGGTATTGTTACCGTAACAATGCTCATATTTGTGTTTTTAAATAAAAAGGTTTCACTGCAAAACAGATTTTTAATTATGGTCACATGGAATATAGATGAAGCTGGAGGAGTTGTCAAATTAATTAAGCATTTAGCGATTTATAGTTTTATTACAGAGTTGATAGGTGCATTTTGTTTAAGTCTATCATTTATACCTAAATTTGGAATTGGACAGGGATTATTCATAAGTTTATTTACTGCTGTATCAGCTTTTAATAATGCTGGTTTTGCCTTATTTAAAAATAATCTAATAGACTTTTCTAACGATCCAGTAGTTATTATTACTGTCCCCTTTTTAATAGTTCTAGGTGGATTAGGACATTTCGTACTTGTTGATTTGATTAACTGCAAAAAACTTAATAAGCTTTCATTTCATTCAAAAGTGGTACTTTCAACTACTTTTATTTTAATTATTTTTGGCGCTATATTATTCTTTTTATTAGAACAATCCAATACTTTAAATAATATGGGATTGATTGAAAAAATAGGTAATGCCTTATTTCAATCGGTAACGACAAGAACAGCCGGTTTCAATAGTATTGATATGGGAAATATTAAAACTCCTACCGCTTTATTATTAATGGCACTTATGTTTATTGGAGGAGCGCCTCTTAGTGCTGCTGGAGGTATTAAAGTAACGACATTTGCAATAGTTTTTATTTTTGTTTTAAATGCTATATGTAAAGAAAATACTGTCTCTTTATTTAATAGAGAAATATCTGACAAATATATTAAACTATCTATCGTGACAATTACCATTTCTATTATTTTCATATTCGCTATTACTTTTTTATTAACAATTATTAATCCAAGCATACCATTAGTTAAAATATTGTTTGAAGTTATATCCGCTTTTGGGACTGTTGGTTTGACTATGGATCTAACATCTGAATATAACGGCTTAACAGAACTAATTATCGTGATTGTTATGCTATTTGGTAAAGTGGGCTTATTGACTATGGCAAGAGCTTTTATTCCTACAAGAAGCCCTAGAAAATATCATTACTCAAAAGGACATATTCATATTTAATAACAAAGCCTCCTCTATGAAAAATAGAGAAGGCCTTTATTTATATCAAAAAGCAGAATGATTTCTTAGTAATATTAAAAGCATGGAGTGTAACTCCATTTTCTTCTATTATTCCTCAAATCTCCCTATATCATCAATAAACGTAGGTACAACTTTGTTCACATCAACCCTATCGTAAATAAGCCCAACGCTATCTATTCGGATAAATAAATATCCTATCATCATTTAATTTTATAGATGGTACTATGCGCCTATCTACACCGTTTCTTGCAATCATTAAGTTAAACGGTAGTATTACTCCTAAACCTTTTTGTGTTTTACTCAACGTATGCCACACTGCACACTCTTTATCATTCATAAGATCATCGTAATAGATGACGGAACATTTCTTTATCGCCATCGCTCTGTTATACATATCTTCAATGCTAATCATATTTAATTTATCAGCAGTATCACACATGGTTCTCAGTCCTCTAATGGTACATCATCAATAATCATTGTTCTGTTAGGGTGTTGCTCATGTAGTTCATCTAATGCTTTCCGTTTTTCTTCTTCCTCATCTTCCGGCCACTCACCTATATTAATGAAAATTGGTGTGTCCGTAGATAACTCTTTCTTGTCAATAAATAGCTTATGATACTTACCTAACATATCCCTAGCACGTAAACGGTCACTAGGCTTAATAGGTACTTCTACCATTTCTACATGTTCGTTATAAACTAGGTTCATTCTGTCAGTATCGGGATTGCGTTGAAACTCACCACGCTTAACAACGACCTCTCTCACTTCACTTTCATCACCTACTGCTGCATTGCTTAGGATATGAAGTAGTTCGTTAGCTGATAGTACGCCCTCATCAATCACTTTCTTACGTTGCTCTTCAATGTACTTAGCCACTTTTTCATTCTTTAGCAATCTACTACCTTGTACACTTGCAGTATGAGGACTATAACCAGCCTTAATTGCACTTTGTGTTACATTCAACGTCTTTAGGTATTCAGATATAAACTTTTCTTGTCTAGGGTTTAAATCACTCATGTTATCCCTCCTCTAATTTGTCTAATAAACTATTCAATAGTTGACGTATTCTTTCTCTACTTAACTCAAATATCTTTGCAATTTCATTTATAGATTTCCCTTCACATAGTAAGAAAAATATGTAGTATTCCCTTCTAGTCCCTACTGTATAAATTAACTGATCTAGTTCATTGAAGAACACTTGATTACTAGTATTCTCACTTAGTTCAAAGGGTTCGACTTCATCACTCAGTGAAAAGAAATCATCTATATTGGTATTTTTATCATTATATGTAGTATCATGGTTCTCTTTTGAGTAGTCACATATAAACTGCTTAATAGCCTCTCTGTCGTAACTCATGCCCTTACACTTACTTTCTGTTTATTTGCATGTCTTAGCTTGTATAAATCACGTTGCAGGCGTTCTATGAGGTCATAATCTATTGTCGAACCATTGGACTGCATATAATACATGATTTCTTTTTGTTCACCTGGTGTATATCGCTTAATAACTTGTTTTAATTGCTGCATGTTTCTATTCGATTTTGTTTTGAAACAATTCAATTTTTCTTTTTCATCAATAATATCAATCGCTAACTTTTCTAGTGGATAGGATATTGATACAACGCCATGAACTTCACTAGTAGTCATGCGGGAGATGTTTAAGTGATACATCATCTCTATTTGCATAGTGATAGCCTTAATTTTAGTATTGATAAACTTAGGATTATATTCCGTTAGCAATGTGTACTCAGATATTTTATTTTCATGATAGATTAGTGGATATTTCACTCTTTTAAGGTTCATGTATGCACCTCACAAATAAAATGAGCCTACCACTAAGGATAGGCAAGATATTTATTATTTAACTATGCGATTTTCTTCAAACATTTTCATAAGTTTTCTCTCTCTTTGTGACTGTTGAGTTAGTTCATCTTTTCGTTGCTGTTGAATGTTTTGAGAAAATTGTTCTTCTACTAAATCTAATACTTTTTGAGTTTCTTCTGCCGACAATGTTGTTTCTGTTAAAAGATAATTGCTAACCTTATCTAAATTGTTTAATCATAAGAACTTAGATTATAAAAGTAATAAATCCAATAATAATCACAAAAATATATCTAATTCTGAAACAACTCGATTAAATAACGTTCAATCGAATAGTCATATTAAGAAGGATAATGTCCCACATGATACTGAAATCAATAATAGTAAAAAAGTAAAACAGACAAATCCAATAACAAACAGTAAAACTAATACATCAAATAAAAACAAAATAAATTTGAATGAAAATATTCAAAAACATAATAAAGTCTTAGTTTCAGAAGTTAAAGATGATAATAACAACAACATTCATAATTCTGATTTAAATGCTAACGATATTTTAATATTACATTTAAATAAAAACAGAAAAGTTGGCAAAGAAGTTAAAAATCATTTTTATTTGTTAGAAAATCAAATTAATGTAGATAAAATTCTAAATAAATTGATCAACTTAGGTTTTCTAGATATAAAATCGAATTTTGATGTTTCTTTACCTTATCTTAAAGTTCCTGAGTTAAAAGATATATTAAAAGAATATAAACTCAAATTAGGTGGAAATAAGCCAGAATTGATAGAAAGAGTCAAAACTAATATAGATGAAAATGCAATTGAATTGCCACAAGTATATGTTCCAACTTCAAAGGGGAATGAAATAATTGGCGAAACGGAATATATTTTACACTTTTATAACAGCCCAATTATTTCATTAGGTTCAGCACATAAAATTGCAAAAGAAGTATTAAATGTAGATGATAAAATAGAGTATATTTATTTGTATTTATTAAAACAAAATCAAAAATCAAAAAATTCGGATCACAGAACAGCAAACATCATAAATAATTTAGTGTTTTACTATAAAAAGACTAATAAAAATAAAAACGTTATAAGAAAGTATACTAATTATTCTACTTATTTATCAGTAGCACAAGGTATTCATTCAGCAGCGTTCTTATACTCTGGTAAAGAGAACATTATAGATAGATTATTTATATATTTTAATTATCATCTTGAATACTATGAAAACATGCTATTTATTGACAATGTTAGCAGAAGTTTATTTAAAAACTTATTCTATGAAGATGTTAATTCTTTCGAAGATACAGATAAAAACTTTTGTGATGATATCTGTGAATTACTATTTGCTCAAATTTATAATAATAAAAATATTACTTTAAATAATCTTCCAACTATAAACTATATTTTAAAAAAAAATTAAAAAGGATAAGGAACTAAGAATAACAAAATATAATTTTTAGAAGGCTCTTACACATATGGCACAACAAAAATAATTAAGGTGGTGGTTCTATCGAACAATGTCTAATACACCATAGAAAAATGAATATAAAAGGTAATAAATTTTGGGGGTTATATATCTGTATAAAAATCTTTAAATAAAAAAGGGGATTTTATTATGGAAATTTTAAACTATAAAATAAGCTATGAATATGGTAGTGATTTATATACTGTTACTGCAAAAACAAATAATGGGAAAACTTTTACTTATACATTTTCAGAAAATCGTACTTTAAAAGAAATTAGATACACATTAGAAGAAATTGCTAAACAATTAGATACATAG